CGAGGAAGTCGAAGTTGAACAACCAAACAACGAAAGCGAGGCTCCTGTGGAGAACACCCCAGAAGTCGTAGCACCTGAGGCAGAAGTTACTCCTGCAGTAGAGGCCTCTCGTCCTACAATCTCGGCAATGCACTACACCAAGCCGAGAATCAATGTAACACCAGAATCATTCGTGGAGCACACGATTCGCGCAGCAATGGGCGAAGATGACTCACGCGTTTGGCTCAAGGCTGCATCAGACACCGATACCACAAACGATGTCCCAGGCCTTGTCCCAACCCGTCAGCTCCAAGAAGTAATCAATCCAAAGTCAACTGGCGTTCGTCCTTCCATCGAAGCAATTTCCTCGGGAGTTTTGCCAGATGCAGGAATGAAGTTCCAGATTCCACGCGTCAAGACTGCTCCAACGACTGCTGAAGTTGCAGAAGGCGCAGCATTCTCAGACACACAGCTTGAGATTGAATATCTCGATGTTGATGTTAAGAAGTTCGCAGGAATGCAGAAGTTCTCGGTTGAAGTTCTCGATCGTACTTCTCCAGCATTTTATGCAGAGCTTGTTGCTCTCATGGCAGATTCCTATGCTAAGGCAACCAACATCTATGCAAAGAACGCAATCCAAGCAGTTGCAACAGTTGATGCAACAACTGTAACCCTTCCTTGGGATGGCGATGAGCTGTCAGCTTTCGTAGGCCGAGCAGCTTCCGACATCTACAAGAACACCTTCTCATTCGCCACCAGCGCGATTGTCGGAGTAGATCAGTGGGCAAACCTCATTGCTCTCAACGACACAGCAAAGCGACCAATCCTCACCGCAATCCAGCCACAAAACGCAATGGGTTCGGTCGGCATCGGTGCGCTTCGCGGCAACCTTCTCGGCCTTGACATCTATGTCGATTACACCGAGACTGGCGATGGAGACGCAACAATCGTAGTTCTTAACCGCGATTCCTTTACTTGGTATGAGTCACCACGCCTCCAGCTCCGTGCTGAGACTGTCGGCTCTGGCAAGATTGAAATCGGCCTCTACGGCTATGGTGCACTTGCGACCAAGAAGCCAAAGGGCGCTTTCCGCTTCAACAAGGCATAACAGCCTGACTTAATCGTGACTCCCGGGTTCGAGGCTCGGCTCGGGAGTCACCCAAACTGAGAGGATAGAGATGGCCGCCACTTATGTGACCAAGGCTGAACTCCGCGCCAATCTTGGCATCGGTGCGCTCTATTCTGACGCCATAGTTGAGGAAGTCTGCCAAGCAGCAGAGAACCTACTTATCGAAAAACTATGGTTCAACGAGCAGACTGTTTATGCAATCAGCGCGGTCGGCACGACTGGCAGAATCTATATTGCAGACAACCGCCAGCAGTTTATTGTCGGCGACACCATTACTGTTGAGAATGTGCGTCAGCATTTTAATGGCACTCACACGATTACAAAAGTCTTCAATAACGGCGAGCATTACATTGAGTTTGTTAATGCACAAATAACCACACGCGAATACCACACCATTGCACCATTTGGGCGCGTGTATGGATCAACCAATCTTGATTACGCAACCCTCCCACAAGTCAGAGAAGCAGCCATGCTCATTGCTGTGGACATCTGGCAAGCTCGTCAAATGAGCGCAACGGGCGGCATTTCACCAGACTTTCAACCATCACCCTATCGAATGGGCAACACGCTCATGGCTCGCGTTCGTGGGCTTATCGCAGATTATCTTCACCCCGGCGGGCTCGTAGGATGAGCGCGATAACCACACTACGAGGAACGATAGCAACCGCACTATCAAGCGCATCGGTGTGGTCGGTCTTTTCCTTTCCGCCAGCCACACCGATTGCCAATAGCTGCATCATTAGTCCTGATGATCCTTACATCACACCTAATAACCTTGGCTACACAAGTGTCGCACCCTTAGTAAACTTTAAGATTACCCTCATCAAACCATTGTTTGATAACCAAGGAAACCTTAACGGAATCGAAGATTACATTCTCGAACTTTGGAACAAGTTGGCTGCTTCTACGCTAAAATATAACATCGGCGAAGTATCCACCCCAGCAGTTATGAACCTCGCATCGGGCGACATGCTCGCGTGCGATGTCAAACTCTCAATCCTGTCGAGTTGGAGTTAAAATGGATGAGCGCACAGCTTTTCTGGTCAAGATTGGCCAGATACCAGCCCCGGTAGAGACACCGAAGGCGAAATCACAACCTAAGAAGAAAGAAGATGACCATGGCCATAGTGCTGAATAACAAGGTCGGTGTCAAGATCGCAACAGTCGATGTCAGCGATATGGTTACCGCCGCTACCCTTAACTATGTTTTTGACGAGATTGAGGTTACCGCAATGGGCGACCTATCTCACAAGTTTGTCAAAGGATTGCAGTCAGGAACCCTGACCCTTTCTTTCATGAACGATGTTGCATCAAGCGACATCCTTGACACCTTACTTACCAATGCTGGAACCACAGTCGCAGTCAAGATGATTCAAGATTCAAGCGCAGTAGTTTCAGACAGCAATAAGTTGTACAGTTTCGACATTTTAGTGAACAATTTAACCCCCATCAACGGAACTCCGGCTGATATATCTAGTCAAGATGTCACCTTTACTCTCAACAGCGTTGTAACTGTTGCAGATACCGGAACATTCTAAGGAGATACAATGGCGAGCCTCAAGATTACACAGATAGACGGAACTACAACTGAACACAGAATCACCCCAGCAGTAGAGTTTGCTTTCGAGCAACAGCACAAGATTGGCTTCCACAAAGCCTTTCGTGAGCGAGAGCAACAAAGCGACCTCTACTGGCTGGCGTGGGAATGCCTCCGGAGATCAGGAACGACAGTCAAGCCATTCGGCATCGACTTCGTGGCAACGCTTGACAGCGTGGAAGTGGTCGAGGACACAGACCCAAAATAGATAAGGATTCGCTGACTTACCTGATTGCGCAATTACAGGTTGAGACAGGAATCCCAGCAAGTGAGTGGCTGGCGATGGACGAGCGTATCTTTCGTGCGACCCTCGCCTATATGAAAGAGAAGGCGAAGAGGATCGAAAATGCCAGTCGTCATAAAGGGCGCAGATGAGGTAAGGCGCGCCCTGCGCAAGTTCGATCCCGATCTCTACAAGGAGATGAACAAAGAAATCCGGCCAGTTTTGTCTGGCATGGTGCGTCAAGCTAAAGCCTTGGTTCCAACATATTTTCTGTCTGGAGCCATGAGTGATGGATCAGAAGCAGTAGCAAAAGCCTCTGGCGGTCGAGGATTTCCGAAATACGACAGCACATCAATTCGTAAAGGTTTAACCTATTCGATGGGTCGCCAAAAGAGACAGCGCAATGGCTGGCAGTCGCTTTACTCGTTGCTGAACAAATCTGCAATGGGTGTAATTGTGGAGTGGGCTGGGCGCAGGAATGCGAATGGTGCGCCCGATAGTCGCTCAAATAATCCACACGCAGGACAACAATTTATCGACCGAGCAAATCAGATTGGTTCACTGAAACAAGTCGGCAAAGGCCGCCAAAACCAAGGCCGCATCGCTTTTGCGGCTGTTCACGATAACTTCAATCGAGCTGTGTCAAATATCAAAGACGCAATAGACAGAGCGCAAAGCATCGCCAATAGGAGAACACGATGAGCATTATAGTCTCCATCATAAGCCAGTTTAATAGCAGGGGTTTTGACAAAGCTCAAAAGCAGACTGGCATTCTGGCCAAGGGAATGAAAAAACTTGGATTGGCAGCTGGAGCCGCGCTGAGCGCACAAAAGATTGCTCAATTCGCTAAACAATCTGTCAAAGCGTTTATGGAAGAAGACAGAGCCATAAAAGTGCTTAGTAAGACTTTACAAAACCTTTCTTTGGCTTACAACATAAGAGGAATTGAAGATTTCATTGAAAAAACTTCTTTTGCTACGGGTGTTCTTGATTCAGAACTTAGACCAGCATTTTCGCAACTAGCAACTGTTACTAGGGATTTGAGTAAATCTCAGGATTTACTTAATCTCGCTTTAGATATTAGTTCAGCAACAGGTAAATCTCTTGCATCGGTTACTCAGGCATTAAGCCGCGCTTACGCAGGAAACAACACAAGTCTTGGCAGATTAAATCTCGGTTTGACTAAAGCAGAACTTACATCAAAGAGTTTTGATCAGTTGACAGCTGATCTGACAAAAAAATTCCGAGGCTCAGCTGCTACCGCGGCTGAAACCTACCAAGGCAAAATAAACAAATTACGAGTTGCTTACGAAGAAGCTTCCGAGACTGTTGGCGAAGGACTTGTCAAAGGATTGGATCTTTTGGGTGGCCAAGGCAAAGGCATAGAAGAATTGGGCAAATTTACAACTGAATGGGCTCAATATATTTCTGATGCTGCGCTAGGCCTAGGTGTCCTTGGTTCTGAATTGGAAAAAGTAACAGATGGCGGCTTATCAAAATTTATTAATGCCATATTACAGCCACCACCATGGTGGAAATGGCTGATCGAAAAAGGCAAACAAAAGCGTCTAGCCGATGAATATAACGCTGCTCAGAATCGTGTTGCTGGCCGACTTCGCAAACAACAACGCCTAGATGTCGATGGTGAAAAAACCAAAACGAAGGAACTTACTAAGCAGCAAAAACTTAAGATTGATATGGCTAAACTGGACAAGGCTCGAAGCATGATCGACCTTGAGAAGATTCAGATTGAGGCTGCTTTACAAGGTGAACTGACAGATAACGAGCGACTTCGCCTCCAGTTAATGAAGGCAGTCCTTAATGAGAACGCTGATCGAGCTGCCACACTTGCAGACAAGTTGGCTAAGTCACAAAACGAACTAGCGTCACTCAAGGCCGCTTCGTACGACTTTAAGCCAGCCAACCCATTTGATGGATGGTTGGAAGCAATCGAAGCCATGCGTAAAGGCCTCGCTAGCATTGGCGCACCAGTAGGCACAATCCCGGGCGCATCAAACCCATCAAGTGGCATGTCTGCATTATCTGTCACGCCTAACATGCCAGAGGTTTCCGTATTTGGTGGAGCAGGATTTATTACGCCTCAACTAGCAACCCAGAACCCAACAGGCATGGCAGTCAATATCAAGGTTGAAGGATCAGTTTATGTTGATGACTTCGAGCGTAGAGTTGTGGATGCTGTCGTAGCCGCGTCAAGCGGTGGCGGTGCTACTAACTGGTATAGGACTACAGGCCGCGCAACCTTATGACCTACCCCATCACAATCAAAGTTTCCTTTGACTTCTCATCCGGCCCGAGCTTCGGTGCTGCATTTCAGATTGGCATTAGCCAGCTTGGTTATGCAGTCCTTGCAGACTCGGTTTCGACTGTGGTGGATTTGTCTAGCCAGACACAGGCAATCGAGATTAGGCGTGGCCGCGACCTCACACAGGATCGGTTTCAGGCTGGAACGGCTCGCCTCAGGGTTCTTGACCTTAACGGCGACTGGAACCCACAGAATGTCACAAGCCCCTATTACGGCCTTTTACAGCCTCTTAGGAAGGTTGTTATTACTGCAACCCATCTTGGAACTGTTTATCCGCTCTACGCTGGTTATACGCTTTCCTATGACTACACCTACCCTAAGGGCGAAGAGCTTGGCTATATCACTATTTCATGCGCCGATGCCTTTGCCTTGTTCAATAAGTCCGGTGTGACGACAGTTACAGGCGCAACGGCTGGCGAGACGACTGGCAACCGAATAGCAGACATCCTCAACACCATCGGATTCCCCAACAGCCAGCGAAGCCTCGACACAGGCCAGACCACAGTTCAGGCCGACCCCGGCACAGTTCGATCAGTCCTTCAAGCCTTGCAGGATGTGGAGTTCACCGAGTATGGCGCGCTCTACATGAGCCACTCTGGCGATGTAGTATTTCGTGAGCGTAATGACGCAATCAGCACCATCGCTGGCACTCCCACAGTCTTTGACCAGACAACAGGCATCAACTACGCCAATCTCAAGTTTGCCTTTGATGATCGCCTTGTTTTTAATGTGGCTAACTTCAAGCGTGTCGGTGGCACAATGCAGACCCACTTTGACCAGACCTCCATTGACACTTATTTCCCACACACCATCACAAAAGAGGATTTGCTACACGAAACCGATTCTGCAGTCCTTGACACAGCCAAGGCTTATGTGGTCAGCCGCAAAAGCACCGACATTCGCATCGATGCCATGACCTTAGACCTGACCACCCCTAACTACACAGCCGGAATCACCGCAGCTCTAGGACTGGACTTTTTTGACCCTGTTGAGATAAGCAATGAGCAACCCGGCGGTTCTACCCTTACCAAGACCCTTCAAATCTTTGGTGTTACCCACCAAATCACACCCAACACATGGCAGACCACATTCACCACAGGTGAGCCGCTTATTGATGGATTCATCATAGGCAACGCTCGATTTGGTATAATCGGTCAGTCAGTAATGACCTACTAGGAGACATA